GACTCTAAACTCCTAGGGTCCCTCTGCCATAGGCCTTGAGGGTGGAGATGGTGCTGGCGCACCTTACGCGCAAACTGAACATCATGGAGGTAAGTACCATGAGCACAGCAGCCGTTAGGCAAGCACTGGCACTGCATCCACTGATCGCAAAACCGTATAAGCTACTAGTTGCTCATGCGGTTGAGCGTTGGGTTAAGAGCTCTGGATTTAAGTGGGCAGCTGAACGCTGTAAAAGCGTTATAGCTTACCTACTGAAGCTCCGGGCTGGGGAGTGTCCCACTAGGCCAGCTTGGTTCGCGCATAAGTATATTGCTTATGCCGAACAGGTAACCCTTAAAGGTTCCTTTCAAAAATTCTCTCAACTTGTGCAGGTTTGGAGGATCTTCACTTCCCTTGGGGAAGTAAGAGACACCCCACTCCCACAGGATATTGAGAAATTCGAACGAGCTGTCCTGTCCACCATTCCTGATCAGGTCTTTGTAATTCCTTACAAGGGTGACAGAAATCACCCGAGGGCCTACATTCCTCTAAGTACATTGAGGATACGTAAACCAGTAAGGAAGTTACTACCTGAGGTTGTGCTACCACCGGTGATCCCGGTCCGTAACCCTTTGGCTCTTAGGAGTCGAGACTCTGATGGAAGCCTGTCCCTAGAATGGGAAGAGCTGATATCAGACTCTCATACCCTCTACCTTTGGGCCTCTAAGTTTGGTATGACTGACTCGTGGCCTTATGCACTTTCGCAGGTGCCAAGGCTGCAGATCAGCCTCCCTCACCCGAGGAAATCCAAGGCAAGGTATGGTACCATGGGTACCGTCTTCTGTCGAGTCCAACGGGACGGTAAAGCTAGGTTCTTCTTCTCCCCTAGTCAATGGGTGCAATTCCTTATGGGCCCCTGGGCCAAGGAGTTATACTCCCAGCTCAGGAAAATCCCTCAGGATTGTACCTTCGACCAAGGGAAAGGGGCTGAACGTGTAAGGCAATGGCTTAAGGAGGGAAGGGAGGTTTACTCCTTCGACCTAACTTCTGCCACAGACCTTATGCCTCTTCAGCTCACCAGAACCGTGCTTTGGGGTTTGTCACCGACACGCAACTTGCGGATGTGGGTTGACACCTTTACGGTGCTCTCCCGTATCCCAGCCAACGCTGGTTACGCGGGAAGCAGGCTAGGCGGATTCGGCTTGCAATGGAGAGTAGGACAGCCTCTAGGGGCTATCCCATCCTTTGCAGCCTTCGCCCTTACCCATCACGCCCTCGTGCGTGGTCTATGGGGAGGGAATCCGGCCGACGCCCCCTATGTGATCTTGGGCGATGATTTGGTCATCGCTGATAGGAAGCTCGCCGATCGGTACAGATCGGTAGT